CAGGTCGTCGAGGACATCCCGAAGTCGAGCGCGGCCCCGTTGGCGGCGCTTCACCGGACGCTGCGCGAGCTGTCGAAGGAGATTGCGCACCTCGAGGAGATCGAGCGGCAGGAGGGCAGCGAGGATGCCGAAGCAGCTGCCGCCGCAGGAGTCGCCGACGAGCCGTGGGACGCCGCGTCTCTCTGAGCTGACGAAGCACCTGTCGGTGCCGGTCGACATCGCGTCGACGGGCTGGCCGGCGATCCGGGCGACTTGCTACAAGAAGCTGGGTACGCCGTTCGATCCGTGGCAGGACGGCGCGGGCCGGGTCGTGTTCGCGCAGCGCGAGGACGGGTCGCTGGCGGCGCGCGTCGACGGCGTCGGATGGTCGCTGCCTCGCCAGGTCGGGAAGACGTACTTCTGGGCTGCGGTCATCTTCGCGCTGTGCATCAACCGGCCGGGGACTCTCGTCATATGGTCGGCGCACCACGGGAAGACGCACGCCGAGACGTTCCTCGCGATGCAAGCCTTCGCGAAGCGGCTCCGGGTCGCGCCGTTCATCGACCAGGTCTACACGGGCTCGGGCGACGAGTCGGTCGTCTTCCGCAACGGGTCGCGCATCCTGTTCGGTGCGCGTGAGCGCGGCTTCGGTCGTGGCATCCCCGGCGTCGACGTCATGGTCTTCGACGAGGCGCAGATCCTGTCGTCGAAGGCGCTCGCGAACATGCTCGCCGCGATGAACACCTCGACGCTCGGGCTGCACGTCTACATCGGGACGCCGCCGGCTCCGCACGACGCGAGCGAAGCGTTCCATACGATGCGCACCCTCGCGCTCGCCGGCGAGCTGCCTGACGGCGCATGGATGGAGTTCGGCGCGAACCGAGGCGACGACCCGAACAGCCCGAAGACGTGGGCGAAGGCGAACCCGTCGTTCCCGCACCGCACGCCCGCGGACTCGATCAAGCGGCTGCAGCGCAAGCTCGCGCCCGATGACTTCCTGCGCGAGGCCCTGGGGATCTGGGACGAGGACGAGGACGGCTGGGCGCTGTTCTCGTCCGAGGCGTGGAAGCGGGCCCGGCGCCCGGCGCGGAAGCTGGGCGGCGTCCCGTCGGTCGCGATCGCGGCGTCGCCCGACCTGGCATGGGCGGCGATCGGGGCGGCGCGGCTGCGACGCGACAAGGTGTGGGGGAAGCTGCTCGCGCACGGGCCCGGCGTCGACTGGCTCGTCGATCAGTGCGTGAAGGTTCAGGACCGGACCGGCGCCGACATCATCGTCGACAAGGGCGGCCCGTGCTCGTCGCTCATCACCGAGCTCGAGGACGCGGGCGTGAACCTGACGCTCGTCGGCGGGCCCGAGGTGTGCGACGCGTCGGCGTGGCTGTACCGGGCGGTCGAGAAGACGGGCACGTTCCGCGAGGTGTCGAGTCCGAAGCTGGCGGCCGCGGCGACGCGCGCGGCCCGCGCCGCCGACTGGCGCAAGGTCGGCGACCGTCGCGCGTTCGGCCGGGCGTCCGGCGACATCACCGCCGTCGAGGCGCTCGCCCTGGCCGGCGCTGACGCGCTCGCCAACGACTACGACGTCGCCGACTCGGTCGGTTGACGGGAGGAGGCCGGATGCTCTCGCGCGTGACTGACGTCATCGACCTGGTCGCCCTGCTGCTGCTCGTGCTCGCCGGCGCACTGTTCGTCGCCGACCTCGTCGGCACGCCGGCCGGGCTCGCGTCCGGCGGCGTCGGGCTGCTCGTCGTGTCGTGGATCGTCGAGCGGAAGGCGCGACCGTGAGCCTGTTCTTCAACCGTACGGCGGGCCTGAGCGCCGAGCAGATCATGGCGCAGCGCACGGGCGCGCGCGGCGGCCGCAACGTGCGCGTGTCCCGCGAGCAGGCGCTTCGGATCTCGACCGTCTGGGCGTGCCTGCGGCTGCGGGCCGACCTCGAGTCGACGATGCCGATCGACGTATTCCGGCGCATCAACGGCGTGCAGGTCGAACAGGTGAAGCCGCCCGTCCTCGTCACCCCGGGCGGGTCCGAGGTGTCGATCGTCGAGCACCTCTACTCGAGCCGGATCGACCTCGACTCGGTCGGGAACGCGGTCGGCATCATCCACGCTCGCGACGGCGGCGGCCGCCCGTCGGTCATCCAGCTCGCCGACACCGACCGCGTCCAGCTGCGCCAGGCGAAGTCGGGCGAGCGGACGTGGAAGATCGACGGCAAGACGTACACGCCCGCCGAGGTGTGGCATGAGCGGCAGTACACGGCGAGCGGTTGCCCGCTCGGGCTGTCCCCGATCGCGTACGCGGCGAGGACGCTCGACAACAGTCTGTCTGCGATGGACTTCGCGAGCGAGTGGTTCGGCAACAACGCGACCCCCGGCCAGCACCTGCGGAACAAGGCGAAGAAGCTGAACCCGCGCGAGTCCGACATCGTCGCCGAGCGATACCGGTCGAAGGTCCGCAACGGCGACGTGTTCGTCACCGGCTCCGATTGGGAGCTGAACCTCATCAGCGCGAAGGCGTCCGAGGCCGCGTTCCTCGAGCAGCAGGGCGCGACCCACCTCGACGTGTGCCGGTTCTTGGGCGTGCCCGGCGACATGGTCGACGTGTCAGCGAACGGCTCGTCGATCACCTACGCGAACGTCACGCAGCGGAACATGCAGCTGCTCATCATCAACCTCGGGCCGGCGCTCGCCCGCCGCGAAGACCACTACTCGCGGCTGCTGCTGCCGGCGCCGCGCTACATGAAGTTCAACCCGGCGGCGCTGCTGCGGATGGATCTCGCCGGCCGTTACGCCGCATACAAGGTCGGCGTCGACGGCCGCTGGCTGCCGCCGTCGCGTGTCCTCGACCTCGAGAACATGCCGCCGCTGACCCCCGACGAGGAGGCCGAGTTCGCTCGGCTGTTCACGAGCAAGGCACCGACGCCCACCATGCCGAACGGAGAGACACCATGAGCGCACTCGAGCGCATCTTCGAGGCTGCCGCCGAGGCGCGGTCGGCGGCCGTCCGCCAGTCGACCGACCGGCCGTCGCAGCGACGCTGGGCCGAGGAGCCGGGCGCGCTGCCGCTCGTGCGTGCCTCGGGCACGCTGACGCTGCGGGCCGCAGACACCGAGGGCGACAGCCTGCACTTCGACGGGTTCGCCTCGGTCTATAACCGCGGCTACGAGATGTGGGACTTCTTCGGCCCGTACACCGAGCAGGTTTCGAGCGGCGCCGGATCGAAGTCCCTCGCCCGCGAGGACCTCGACGTGCCGTTCGTCCTGGCGCACGACAGCCTGCGCCGGATCGCGCGCACCACGAACGGGACGCTGACGCTGGCCGAGAAGACGGTCGACGGCGTCGAAGGCCTGCACGTCGACGCGCCGAACCTCGACGCCCGCGACGCCGACGTCGCCTACATCGCGCCGAAACTGCGGTCGGGTCTCATCGACGAGATGTCGTTCCGGTTCCGGATCAACGCCGGCACCTGGTCGCCGGACTGGACCGAGTACCACATCGACGAGTACGACATCCACCGCGGCGACGTCGCCATCGTCGGCTACGGCGCGAACCCGCACACGCAGGGCTCGGGCCTGCGCTCGATGTCCCTCACCGACATGACCGAGGCCGACCTGCGCGCGCTCGAGAACCAGCTGCACGCCGAGCGGAAGCGCCGGCACCCCGACGAGGGCACGGCCCGCTCGGGCGTCTCGCTCGCGTCGCTCGACCTCGCCCTCGCGCTGCTCGACTGAGCCAGCGCGACCACACACCCCGACGACCCGCCTGGGTCGCCGGTCAACCCCGCACGTTCGCGTAGGGATCTCGCTCGCGCCACGGCCCGACCGACCGATCACCGCCCGTCCCGAGGGAAGCCACACACACACCGAACCCCCGCAAGGGAGAAGGGAGCACGGTCGTGAACATCGACCAGCTCATCGCCTCGGTCCGGGCCGCGATGGCTCCGAAGCTCGAGGCGCGCAAGGCCAAGAAGACCGAGCTCGAGGGCATCCGCAGCGCGTGCGCCGCCGAGTCCCGCGAGCCCAACGAGACCGAGGCCGCCACCATCACGGCCCGGCTCGAGGAGATCCGTGGGCTCGACGCCGAGCTCTCCGCGCAGTCGCAGCGGATCACCGAGCTCGAGGACGAGAAGCGGCGCGACGAGGCCGCCGACGCCCTCGCCCGCGAGGTGCACCCGACCGGCGCCGGCACGACCGCCGCCCCGGCCGACCGCGCCGGCGGCACCGTCGCCCGCATCGGCCAGGAGCCGCGGACGTTCCGGGTCGACAACGACCCGAAGGGCATCCGGTTCCTCTCGCAGGTCGCCTCGATGGCGCTCTCCGGTCGCATGACCGACGAGCTCGCGCGGCACATGCAGGAGGAGACCGTCGAGCGCGGCCAGCAGTTCGACCGCGCCGCCGGTACGGGCGCCTTCACGGGCCTGGTCGTCCCGCAGTACCTCACCGACATGGTGGCGCCGCTCGCGCGGGCCGGCCGTCCGTTCGCGGACGCCTGCCGCCACCACGACATGCCCGAGCAGGGCATGACGGTCAACATCGGCCGCGTCACCACGGGGACGCTCGTCGACGACCAGTCGGCTGAGAACGCGGCGGTGTCCGAGCAGGACATCGACGACACGCTGCTCACGCTGAACGTGTCGACGAACGCCGGGCAGCAGACGCTGTCGCGGCAGGCGGTCGAGCGCGGCCAGGGCGTCGAGGACACCACCCTCGAGGACCTGTACCGGGCGTACGCCGTCAGCCTCGACACGAAGCTGCTCAACAAGGCGACGATCGGCCTCACGAACGTGGCGACGGCGATCACCTACACGTCGGCGAGCCCGACCCCGGCCGAGTTCTACCCGAAGACGCTCGGCGGCCCCGCGGCCGTCGAGGCGGCGCTGCTCGACCAGGCCGCCGGCGACGTCATCGCGGTCATGCACTCGCGGCGGTGGTACTGGCTGCAGGCGGGCCTGTCCTCGACGTGGCCGCTGTTCGGGCAGCCGGGCACCGCCCCGCAGCTCGCCGGCGTCAACTTCGGCGAGAAGTACGGCTCGGGCTTCCGGGGCGTGCTGCCGAACGGGACGCCGGTCATCGTCGACAACAACGTCGCGACGAACCTCGGCGCTGGCACCAACCAGGACGAGGTCTACTTCGTCAGCCAGTCCGAGTCCCACCTCTGGGAGGACCCGAACGCGCCGATGCTCATCCGCGCCGAGCAGGCCAAGGCCGCGAACCTCGGCATCCTCCTGGTCGTGTACGGCTACTACGCCTTCACGGCGGCGCGTCGCCCGCACGTCCAGAAGATCAGCGGGACGGGTCTCGTCACCCCGACGTTCTGATCGTCACGGGCGGTCACGCCGCGCTCGTCGCGGCGTGACCGCTCACCCTCGCAACACCCTCACGACACACGAAAGAGAGACAGATCATGGCCGAGGCCAAGCAGAAGCCGCAGCTCTCCAAGGCGCAGCAGGAGGACGCCGCGCGCAACCGCGCCGACTACATCCGCGCGCTCAAGGAGGAGCTCTCCGGGTACGAGCGCGCCGGCAACGACGACCGCGCGAAGGACGTCAAGGACGAGCTCGCGCGCGTCCAGAAGGCCCCCGCCGGCCGCAGCGCCAGCGGCGACTCGCAGACGGCCTGACGCGCGATGACGGCCGCCGTCACCGTCGACGAGGCGCGCGAGCACCTCGGGTCGCCGTCGACGGCGGCCGTCACCGACGCTCGCCTCGCGACGTTCATCGCCCGCGCCGAGTCCGCCATCGCCCGCCGCACCGGGCCACTCGTCGCCGAGGCGAAGACCGCCCGAGTCCGCACCGGTTCGGAAGGCCTCGCCCTGCCCGACTTCCCCGTCCTGTCGCTCACCAGCGTGACGCTCGTCGGCGGCAGCGCCGTGCCTGTCGCCGACCTGTTCGTGTCTCCCGGCGGGGTCGTGCAGTGGTCGCTCGGCGTCATGGGGACCTACTTCCCGCGCGGCGTCTACGACGTCGCCTGGGAGGCCGGCTGGGGCGCCACCCCCGACGACGTGCCCGAGGATCTCAAGCTCGCCGTCCTCGAGCTCGTGCGGCACTTCTGGGAGACGCAGCGCGGCGACAGCCGCACCCGCGGCCAGGCCGAGGAGCGCGGCCCCGGATTCACCTTCCCGAACCGCGTCGAGGAGCTACTCGAGCCGTTCATGATGGAGATCTGACGTGGCCGAGACGCGCCTACACGACGTCATCGACGCGCTCGTCGCGCAGGCCCCCGGCGCTGCCGGCTGGCCGGCCGACGCCGAGGTCTTCGACGGATACCCGTCGGCGAAGCTGCCCGTAACGCTCGACTTCCTCGCGGTCGGCATCGACGACCCGAGCGACCCCGGCCGCGCCGTCAGCGCCGAGTCGACGCAGACCTTCGCGCACGCCGCCGGCCGGGCCCGCGACGAGGCCGGCCAGGTGCAGTGCGCGATCTCGACAGTCGACGGCGGCGGCGACGCGAAGGTCGCACGCGACCGAGCCGTCGCGATCCTCGGCGTCGTCGCTGCGCTGGCCCGCGCCGGCGCGACCCCGTTCGACCTGCCAGGCATCCGCGCCGCCGGCATCACCGACGTGCGGATCAACCAGAACCAGACCCCCGACGGCGCCGAGTGCCTGCTCGTGTTCGCCCTGACCTACACCGCTCGGATCTGAGAAGGGAACCACCATCATGCGCCTGCGCAACACCAACCCGCTCGGGCACGTCGACCTGCCGCTGATCGGCCGCGAGGGCGAGCCTCTGGGCGAGGAGGGCGTCGGCTGCCTCGAGCCCGGCGAGGTCTTCGAGGTCGACGACGAGACCGGCGAGGCTCTCCTCGAGCAGGCCGGGAACTACGAGCTCGCCGACGAGAAGAAGGCCCGCGAACCGCGCGCCGGACGCTCGACGCGCAAGAAGGCCGACGCGCCCGCCAAGGCCGACACCTCGACGCCGGCGCCCGCCGGCGACGACGACCCCGGAAAGGGTGACAGTCAGTGACCACGACACAGGATTGCAGCGTCGGGATCGGCGTCGAGTCGACGTTCGGGACGAAGGTCACCGCGACGCGGTGGTTCGAGTTCGTCTCCGAGACGCTCGACTTCCGCAAGAACATCGTCCAGGGCAAGGGACTGCGCGTCGGCTCGCGTGTGGCCCGCTCGGGTCGCCGCGTCGTCACGACGTCGGACGCCGGCGGCGACCTCGTCGTCGAGTGCATCAGCAAGGGCATGGGCCTGCTGTGGCAGGCGTGCCTCGGCGCCGGTTCCTCGACGCTCGTCTCGGGCACCACCTACCAGCAGGTTTTCACCCTCGGCGACACCCCGTCGTCGCTGTCGGTGCAGAAGGGCGTCCCGATGGCGGGCGGCACCGTCGACGTCTTCGACTTCGTCGGCGCGATGGTCGACAGCTGGGAGTTCACGTTCGGCAACGCCGACGTGCCCACGCTGCGCGCGACGCTCGACTGCAAGGACGTCACGGCCGGCGGCTCCTACACCGCGCCGTCATACGCGTCCGGGGCGAACCTGTTCAGCTTCGCCGGCGCGACCCTGTCGACGGGCACGCTCACCGCGCCGACGACGACCGCGCTCGGTTCGGCGCTGACCCCGGTCGCGAACGTCCGCGGCGGCTCGGTCCAGTGCGCGAACAACCTGCGCGGGGACCGGTACAACATCGGCGGCGGCGGCAAGAAGGCGCAGCAGCTCGTCGGGCTCCGCGAGATCACCGGCAAGATGGACGTCGAGTTCACCGACACCACGATGCGCGCCGCGGTCCTGGCCGACACCCCGATGTCGCTCGTCCTGACCTACACGGGCGGGGCGCTGTCGACCGGGAACGAGACGCTGCAGGTCATCGTCCCCGAGATCAAGCTCGAGGGCGAGCTGCCCAAGAGCAACGGCGGCGACCTGCCGATCCAGTCGGTGTCGTTCACCGGGCTGGACAACCTGACGGCCGCGCAGCCGATCTGGGTCGTCACCCGCACCGCCGACGCGGCGCTCTGACGCGCTCGAGGAGGGCCCGTGGACACCGTCAAGCTCTCGGTCGACCCGGCGAGCCTGCGGGCCCTTCTCGGCAAGTCGAGCCGGTTCGAGCCGGCGCAGAAGAACGCGCTCCGACGCCGACTGCGCGAGGCCGCGCAGGAGGCCCGCCAGGCGGTGCAGGAGGCCGCGCAGCAGCCGGGCGTGACTCAGTCCGAGCACGGCACGTCCACGGGCCTACGCGCCCGCATCGCGGCCGGGACGCGCGTCCAGATCCTCGCCGGCGCGCGGGCCGGCGTGCAGGTCGTCACACGCGCGCAACTGTCGCAGGCGTGGGAGGCCCGGCGCGGCTGGCGACACCCGACCCACGGGCATGAGCCCTGGGTCTCGCAGGTCGGCCACCCCGGCTACTTCTCGAACACCATATGGGCGCGCCGCAACCGAACCCGCCGCTCGGTCGAGCAGGCGATGCAAGACGCCCTCAAGTCTCTTGGAGGTCCCTCATGAAGGTTGTCATCGACGGCAAGGTCTACGAAGGGAAGATGATCGACGAGCTGTCGATCAAGCACGCGCTCCTGTTCGACCGCGAGTGCGCCGACCAGGGCTACCCGTGGCGTTGGGCCGACGTCGAGCGCGTCCGCGCCGAGGTCAAGGCACTGTCGCGCGACGCCGCCGAACAGCACCCCGAGGCGCTGCTGCTGACAGCAGTCTCGGTCTGGGCCGCGCGCATCCTGGCCGGCGACGACGTCACGTTCACCGAGGCGATCTCGACCCCGTTCGACCGCATGGCGTTCCTGTTCGACGAGGCCGAGCGGCCTGCCGAGGAGGCGCCGGACCCTCATCGAGCCCGACCGGATTCCGGTCGGGCAAACGCGCCCGCGTCGAGCTCGCCGAAGAAGACCTCCGGAAAGACATCGAAGCGGCGGTCTACGCCCGCCTGACGGTCGTCTGCCACGTCTGGCCGTCCCTCTCCCCGTTCAATATCTGGGACCTCCCCTGGCACGTCTGGGTGCGCTTCGCCCGCGACGCCGACGCATGGATCAAGGCCCGCACTGAGGAGGCGTAACCCCCGTGGCTGACCTGTCGCTCAAGTACCTGCTCCTCGGCGAGGACCGCTCGGCGTCCAAGAGCATTAAGGGCGTCGCGTCCACCGCCGAGAAGTCGTCGAGCCTCTTCGACGGCGCGTCGAAGGTGTGGCAGGCCGGGGCGGCGCTCGCCGGGGCGGCCGTCGTCAAGTTCGGTGTCGACTCGGTCGCCGCCTACGAGGACGCCGAGAAGAAGCACCGCGTCCTCGAGGACGCCTACAAGCGGTTCCCCGCGATCGCCGACGTGACTATCGCCTCGATGGACGAGCAGGCGAACGCCCTGCAGAACACGACGAAGTTCGAGGGCGACGCGATCTCGGCGGCGCAGGGCATGCTCGCGCAGTACAAGCTGACGGGCACCCAGATCCAGCAGCTCATGCCGCTGATCCTCGACTACGCCGAGAAGACGGGCAAGGATCTCCCCTCGGCCGTCGACGTCGTCGGCAAAGCGATGATGGGCCAGGGTCGAGCCCTCAAAGAGGTTGGCATCAACTTCAAGGACACGGGCTCGGCGGCCGGCAACTTCACCGAGCTCATGTCCGGGCTCCGCACTCAGGTGGGCGGGTTCGCCGCGCAGGAGGGCGCCACCGCCGAAGGTCGGATGGAGATCCTCAAGAACAAGTTCGGCGACCTGCAGGAGGCGATCGGGCAGCGGCTCATCCCCGTGCTCGACGCCGGCACGTCCGGGCTGATTACGCTCGTCGACGTCGGCGGGAACCTCATCGAGACGCTGTCGCAGATCCCGGGCCCCGTGCTCGCCGGCGCGGCCGCGTTCGGCGTCTGGCGGCTCGCCGGCGACCGGATCACCGGCGTCGCGCAGAAGGGCGCCGGCCCGGTCAAGGAGTGGGGCTCGTCGCTGCGCCTCGCGGGCATGTACGCGAAGGAGGCCGGCGGCGGGTTCACCGGGCTGAAAGCCGGATTCTCGTCGCTGACGGGCGGGCTCACCGCCGGGCAGACCGCGATGAAGGGGCTCAAGGCGACGGGCGCCGGGCTCATGGGGATGCTCGGCGGCCCGTGGGGGATCGCGCTCACCGCGGCGACCGTCGGGCTGACGATTTGGATGCAGAAGCAGGCCGACGCGAAGGCGTACGCCGACGAGCTCACCGCGACCCTCGACCAGCAGACAGGCGCGTTCACGGACAACAGCCGGACGTCGATCGTCAAGAAGATGATCGGCGACCTGTCGCCCGAGGATGTCGGCATCGTCCAGCAGCTCGGGATCAACTTCGGCCAGCTGGCCGACGCCGCCATCGCAGGCGGGCCCGCCTTCGACGAGCAGCGTGCGAAGCTCGTCGCCCTCGTGAACGAGCATCAGAAGGGCATCGGCGCGTTCACGGAGGAGGGCCGCGCGACCGAGGGCCTCATGCAGTCGTTCCTGCGGGCTGGCGACGCCGCGAACGGTGCGCGTGTCCAGCAGGACGCGCTCGCGAAGTCGGGAGCCAATACGGCCGACGCTGCCGACGCTGCGGCCGGCTCGAGCGACATGTTCGCCGGCGCGATGGGCGCTGTCGCGGACGCAGCGAAGGGCGCCTCGGTCGACATGTCCGAGGTGAACAAGCAACTCGCCGAGTACTACTCGCGGAACATGGACGCCGCCGAAGCCTCGATCGCGTACGAGGCCGCCGTCGACGACGCCGCGAAGGCGCTCAAGGAGAACGGCCGGACGCTCGACATCAACACGGCCAAGGGCCGGGCCAACAAGTCGGCGCTCGTCGACCTGGCGAAGGCCGCCGGCGAGCAGTCACGGAAGACGCTCGAGGCGGGCGGCAGCATGTCGACCGCGAGTAAGCAGATCGACGACGCCCGAACGAAGTTCATCAAGCTCGCCACCCAGATGAACGGCGGCAACCGCAAGGCGGCCGAGGACATGGCGAACAAGTTCGGCCTCACCAAGGACGCCGTCCGTGCCATGAACGGCGAGATCAACAAGACCCCGCCCGCGAAGAAGACGACCGTTACCGTCCCGACGCAGCCGGCCACGCGCCAGGCGCAGTCGATCCGGGCCGAGATAGCCGCGATCAAGGGCAAGACGGTTCCGATCACGCTGTCGGTGGGCGCCTCGATGACGTCGGCGGCCCGGTCGCTCATCGCCGGGGTCGGTGGCATCGGCCACCTCGTCGCGCACGCCGCGAACGCGCGAGGGACGGCGTCCTGGCGGGGCGGCCTGACGTGGGTCGGCGAGCAGGGCCCCGAGCTCGTGAAGGTGCCGGGCGGCTCGAGGATCTACGACGCGAACACGTCGCAGGCGATGGCGCGCGGCGGCGACTCTGGCGGCGGCGGGGACATCAACCTGACCGTGCAGCTGCGGTCGCCGGACGGGCGGCTGATACAGCAGGAGCTGTTGCGAGTGAAGCGCCAGGCCGGCGGCAAGCTCGGGCTCGACTGAGAGATAAGGAGCCTCGACATGGCTTATGTTCGGCAGCGGAACCCGTGGGTCGACTGGCCGTCGGCCGCGACCGTGATCCGCGCGCAGGATCTTAACGGCATCGAGGCGGGGATCGAGGACGTCGACGCCAGGGTCGGGCCCGCCCTCCTGGCTGGCGTCGGCGACCAGACCGCTGCCCTGAATGCGTTCCTCGCCGCGGCGACCCCGCTCGGCGTCAAGCGACTCATCGGCTCGTTCAGCGTCTCGGACCTCATCACTGTGCCTGCCAACACCTACCTCGACGCGTCCGCGGCCACGATCACGCAGACCGGCACGAGCAAGACGACGATCAAGCTCAACGCCGGGTGCACGCTCATGGGCGGGAAGTTCGTCGGCCTGGGCACCGACTACGTGGCCGGCGGGTCGCCGGTCGCGATCGGCGTCGACGTGGGCATCACCACGGGCGGGTTCACGACCGGCGTCCAGATCCGGAACGTGCGCCTCGAGAACTTCAGTGGGGCCGCCATCCGCGGCCGCAACTGTCAGAGCCTCGTCATCGCCGGCTGCACGATCGTCGGCGTCGGCACGCCCACGATCACGAACGGCGACGGCGGCTCATGCTCAGGCGTCCTGTTGGACAACGGATGCGTCGACACCATCGTCCGCGATAACGACATCTCCGCGGTGTGCCTCGGGATCACGGCCGGTCTCACCGTCTACCGACTCTCGGTCACCGGCAACAACATCCACGACGTCCCCGGTCAGCACGGGCTCTACCTGCAGAACGGCACGACGGTCAACATCAACAGCAACATCGTCCGGAGCGCGTTTTTTAACGGAATCAAGGTCCAGCTCTCGGTCAGCTCGACCGCAGACAGCGTCGGCATGACGATCAGCGGGAACACGATGGAGGCCTGCGGCGACACCGGTCTCGTGCTCATCAACACTGCGACGGATCTCTCGACTGCGAAGAAGTTCCGAGGCGTGACCGTCGACGGAAACACCGCGACCAACTGCCTGCGCGGGTTCTACTTCGGGTCGGTGCAGGGCGGCGTGTTCAGCAACCTCGCCACGTACAACAGCACCACCGACGCGTTCACGATCCTCGACTGCAAGAACATCCTCGCGGGGAACTGGCTGGCCGACACCTGTGGCCGCCTCGGTGTGCGGATGACCACTGCGACCGGCTCGGTAATGGACCGGATCAGCTTCCGGGGTCTGCGAATCCACAACCCTGCGGGGGCCAACCTCGCGAACAACATCTACGGCATGTACATCCTCCAGGGCTCCAACATCGATCTCGACGGTCTCGTCGTCACAGCTACGAACGGGTTCATGCAATACGGGCTGTTCTTCGCCTCAGCTGTCGCATCCGAGCAGCAGACGTTCGCACTCCGAAACGCGGACCTGTCCGGGGACACCGGCTCGTCGGCGCGGTTCCAGAGCCCCACAACGACGGTCAAGGACTGGACGAACAACCGGATGACCGGTGCTCCGACGTTCAAGCCGACCGGCGTCTCGGCCGTGGTGGCCGTCCCGTAACACATGGGTCCGGGCATCTTTTCAACGCCGCCCGGCTGCAACGACCCGGCTTAGCAGGGCGCCGCTTCCAGGGGCGTCGGTCGAGAGGAGCTCAAGCGTGGTCGCACCCACCCCGGCGTTCCCGTCCTACCCGGGCGGGCCGCTGCCGGGCATCACGTTCCCGTCAGGGCTGACGCCCGACCTGGCACCGGCGCGGGGCCTCGTCTTCGAGGTCGCGTTCTCGACGGGCCCCTACGACGCGACGCCTGTCTGGGTCGACCTGTCGTCACGCGTGCACCTCCCGTCCGGGATCACGATCCGCCGCGGCCGCAGCGACGAGTTCGAGAACGTGCCCGCCGGGACGCTGACGCTCACGCTCGAGAACACCGACGGCGCGCTGACACCCGAGAACCCGGCCAGCCCGTACTACCCGCACGTTCTCAACCTGCGCCGCTGCCGGCTCCGGTACATCGACCCCGCCTCGTCGGACGTGACACCGCTATTCGACGGCTACGTCGACGAGTGGCCCGTCGAGTGGCCGGACAGCGGCGACAACTACTCGCGGGCGCAGATCACCGCGACCGACATCCTGGCCCGGATCGACGGCCGGCAGAAGCTCCGCTCAGTGGTCGTCGAGACGATCGCGCTCGACAACCCCTACGTGCACTTCCCGCTCGACGAGGCGTCGGGCTCGACGAGTGTCGCGTCGGTCGCGGGCGACGCCGCCGTGCTCTACCTCGAGCAGATCGGCACTGGCGGGACGCTCGAGTTCGGCTCGGGCACTGGCGTGCCGACTGACGGCGCGTCGTCGCCCGTATGGACGAGCGCCAGCCTCACGAACGGGCTGTACCTGACCGGCTACATCGGGCCCGTCAACACGGAGACCGGGCGCTGGGCGGGCTCGGGCGTGACGCTCTCCGCAGTCATCGCGTCGACGAGCGTCCTGGGCGAGCCGGTCGTCACCCTGTCGGACCGGAAGGGCAACCGGCTGCAGCTCGGCTACAACCCCGACCCAGACGGACGCCCGTTCGCATCCTTCCACCCGTGGAACGGCGACTTCAGCCTCGGCGCCGGCAGCTACGCCGTCGTGGGCGGCGCGAAGCTGAACAACGGGACGACGCACGTCCTCGGCGCGGCGATCACCCCGAACGGCGCCGGGGCGAGCACCTTCACCCTCGAGCTGTTCGTCGACGGCGTCTCGGTCGGCTCAACGGCCATGTTCGTCTCGTCGATCGGCACGCTCGACACGCTCACGATCGGCGGCCAGGCGGGCACCTCGGCGTTCTACGCCGGGACGATCTCGCACGTCGCAGCGTGGGGATCTCCGCTCACGCCGGCACAGTTCCTCGAGCACTCGACGTCGATGTCGACCGGGTTCGCCGGCGAGCGGTCCGACGAGCGCGTCGCCCGCGTCTGCTCATGGATCGGCATGCCAGCTGCCCGGCAGGATCTCGAGGTCGGGCTGTCCCTCGTCGGGCACATCGACCCGACCGGGAAGAACCCGCTCGAGTACCTGCGCATAGTCGAGACCACCGAGGCCGGGCTGCTGTTCGCCAGCACCGACGGCCGGCTGACGCTGCACAACCGGTCGCACACGTTCTCCACCGCAGCCCCGGATCTCACTGTGCCGGCGGACATGCTCAACGGCGACGCCCGGCTCGCGAAGAACCTGCTCCTCGTGAAGAACCGCGTAAACGCGAGCCGGATCGGCGGTGCGCGCGTCCAGGTCGTCGACCAGGCGTCGGTCGACGACCACGGCTACCTCGACGACGACATCGAGCTCGCCACCTCCACCGACACGGCCCTCGCCAGCGCGGCCGCGTGGCGACTGTTCACCTCGTCGACGCCGAGGGTCCGGTTCACGAACCTGTCCCTCGACGGGCTCACCGACCCGACCTACTCGCCCGGCATCCGCACGCTCGTCGACCTCAACGCGCGGGCGCAAGTTACGGGTCTTCCCGCGCAGGCGCCGCCGGCGTCCGGCTCGCAGCAGGTGCAGGGCTACGTGCTCAACATCAGCGACAGCAGCTGGGACTGCTCGGTCAACGCGGCACCGTACGCCCACCTCGTCGCGCTCGTGCTCGACGACCCGGTCTACGGCGCACTCGACTCCTACCCGCTCGCCTACTGAACAGGAGCCACTGTGGGCACGATCCCGACCCCGCCGACCTTCGCCCCCGGACAGACCTCGGGCGTATCCGACAACCTCAACGTGATGCGCGATTGCATCAACTTCTGGGCGTCGCCGCCGAAGTGCTACGCGTACGAGACTGCGGCCGCGACGCTGACGACCGGCGTCGACACGGCGCTCGCGCTCGCCGGCGAGCTCTACGACGTGGTGCAGTCGGGCGACACCCCGATGCACGACAACGCCACCAATAACAGCCGGATCACGATCCGCACCGCCGGCACCTACGAGGTCGGCGGTGCTGTCCGATTCTCCGCGAACGCGACCGGCGCCCGCCAGGTCGCCGTCCGGCTCAACGGGACGACGTTCCTCGTCAAGAACCAGCAGTCGCCCCTCGCGAGCTCGGCGACGGACTGTGCGACGCCGGTCATCCCGTACGTGTTCAGCGTCGGCGACTACATCGAGCTCGTCGCGACGCAGTCGTCGGGCGGCAACCTGGCGACCGTGGCAGCGCCCGAGGTGACGTTCCTGCGCGCGAAGTTGGTCTCGTCGTGACGACCGGCATCGCATGGCTCGACCCGATCCTGGTCACCATCATGGCCTCGAGCATCGTCCTGGGCGCCGTCTTCACCGTCACCCGCACTCTGCGCCCGCTCATGCGCGACATCCGCGAGTTCCTCGAGGACTGGCGCGGCGAGCCGGCCCGGCCCGGCGTCCCCGCCCGACCGGGCGTCATGGAGCGACTCGACGCGCAGGACACGCGCCTGACCGCGCTCGAGGTCGGCCAGGCCGGCATCGCGCACGAGATGCACCCGAACGGCGGCAGCTCGATGCGAGACGCGATCAACCGCACCGAGAAGAAGCTCGCCGAGCACGTCGAGCAGTCACAGGAGCGGATCGAGCGCGGCGCCGAGGTCGAGGTCGAGCTGCGGAAGGCGATCACTGATCTCGCGTCCGCGATCCCCACTATCGCCGAGTCGACTCCCCCGTCGGCTCACTGAGTCACCGCCCACACGAGGGCCCGCCCGGCGTGCGCCGGCGCGGGTCTTCTGCTGTCCCCGAAGGAGATCCATCATGTCGACCGACATCACCGCCGACGACCTGCTGCGCGCGTTCACGAAGCGCGGCGTCCGCTTCCGTTTCTACAAGGACAAGGCCGACTTCCTCACCCACAACCGGAACTTTGCGGGCGCGAACGCGGGCGCGACCCCGGGCGGGTTCGGCCCGATCCGCGGGCTCGTCTGGCACAACACCGCGATGACCGCATCCGAGAAGGCGCAGCTGTCCTACCTCTACACGGGCGACGGGCCGAACAGCGGGAAGCCGGGCCCGCTGTGCACGGGCGCGATCACCACCGACGGCACGGTCGTGCTCATCGGCTGGGGCGCGTGCACGCACGCCGGCCCCGGCGACCCGAAGACCGAGGCCCTGCTGCGCGCCGACGCGATGCCGCTCGACGGCGAGCGACGGCCGACGACGAGCATCGCGTCCTCTGGCACCGTCCAGATCAACGCCTTCTACCTCGGCTGGGAGGTGCTCGGCACGAGCGTGAACGCCATCCAGCGCAAGGCGCTCGTGCTCCTGTCGGCCGCCATCCTCGAGATGCTCGGCGGCCCGGCCGCCGGCTACTCGGGCGGCAGCATCGCGATGCACCGCGAGCTCACCACGACCCGGTCGGACCCGGTCGGCATCGCGAAGGACGGCTCGGGCCGACGCGAGGTCGACGCGATGCTGCGGTCCTGGGCGGCGGCCGCGCTGCCGCCGGCGGCGCCGCAGCCGACGACGTGCACGGTCACCCTGTCGGCCCCGCGGATCACCGCCCACGAGAAAGTCACCGTCACGGCGACGGGCTCGCCGGCCGTGCCGGGCGTCTTCCGGTTCGACTGGACATACCCGGGCAAGGCCGACGGCTGGCAGCAGTTCGGCGGCGACCAGCCGTCGAGCAACGGCCGCGCCTCGGTCACGTCAACACCCGGCGCGGACATCGTCTACCGGGCACGTTTCTACCCGACCGACGGCACGAAGTACGCCATCGCCTACGCGCCGAACGTCGCCCTCGACGTCGTCACCCTGGCCGACGTCGAGCGGCTCGAGGCCGAGATCGCGCGCCTGTCGACCCCGGCCACGCCATGACCCTGCAGCAGCTCGCACCGGTCGCGCGCTACCTCGCGTGGGCGGTCGTGGCTGCTGGCGCTGTCCTCGGCGGCGCGTCAGGTCTGGCGCTCGCCCTCCACTTCACACGACCGAAAGGAACACTCGCATGAGCACCACTCCGACGCAGACCCGCCGCCCTTGGCGCACCGTCGCCCGGACCGTCTTCCAGGCACTCGTCTCGGCCGCCGCGATGGCGCCGCTCGTCTACCAGGCCGCGACACACGACGAGCCTGCTGCCGCGACCGGCGCTGTCGGCGTCGGCCTCGTCATCGCGGGCGGCGTCACGCGCGTGATGGCGCTCCCCGGCGTGAACGCGTGGCTCGAGCGGTTCCTGCCGTTCCTGGCACCCGAGCCGCCGGCGAAGACGGTCGGCGGCGAGCCGCTGCCCGGCGAGGAGTGATCTCCCTACTCGTCGCCCGCCTGCTCGCGCTGCCGGGATGGTTCGCGCGGGCGGGCGGCTACTGGGGAGGCGTGTTTCTCCGGATCGTCGGGAACTTCTTCGGTTCCTCCGGTATCAAACCGGAGGTTCGGGATACTGACGTGTGACCCACCCCGGGGTCGCAGCACTCCCACCCTCACCGCAAGGAGCCACCCATGCGCCTCTACCACCGCGCGGCCGCTGCCGCGCTCGCAGCCGCCGTCGCGATCATCACCGGGACCGCCGCCAGCGCGCCAGCGAACACCTGCCGCAGCCGCACCCCCGGCTCGTGCACGATCTCGACGAGCACCACGACGACCGTCAAGTCCGCGCCGAAACTCAAGCCGGCCGCCTACGCCGTCGACTCGACCCCGACGACCTACGCGTACGGGTCGAACGCGCGCCAGCTCCTCGACGCCTACGTCGACCCCGTGCCGGTCGGCGGCGGCCGCCCGTGGGTCGTCGTCGTGCACGGCGGCTCCTGGGTGAACAGCACGAAGGCGAACACCGCCAGCCAGGCGGCCGCGTGGAACGCCGAGGGCTTCGCCGCGTTCAACATCGAGTACCGCCGCCCTGTCGACGCCTACGGCACCCTGCAGCCCGGCGGCGCGTGGCCGGCGGCGCGGATCGACGTCGAGCTCGCGGTGCGCTACGTCAAGGCACACGCGGCCGAGTTCGGCATCGACCCGGACCGTGGGGCGCTCTACGGCGTGAGCGCCGGCGGGCACCTCGTCGCCCTCGCGCAGGCGTACTACAACAGCAGCCGCGCCGTCGTGACCGAGTCGGGCGTCCTCGAGCCGGACCGGCTGCGCGACGTCGTGCGCCTCGGCGGCAAGGACGGCGACCAGCCGACGACAGAGATGGTCGACTTGCTCGGGTACGAGTACGCGATCACGGGCTGCTCTCGGCCGGACTTCCCCGAGTGCGCGACGCAGTGGAGGACGTTCACCCCGTCGGCCTGGCTGACGTCGACGCAGCGGGCGTCGTGGTACCTCGTCGGCGGCTCGACCGACCCGTGCGTGCCGGCCGCGACGATCCCGTCGTTCGTGTCGACGCTGACGCAGTACGGCGTCGACGTGACGACCTACATCGCGCAGGGCGAAGGGCACGTTCCGGGCTCGGCCCTGCCCGGCGGCTCTCAGTGGCCCGAGATCGTCTCATGGATGCGCGCCAAGACGGCGTGACGGTCGTCGGCGGGCACGTCGTGCTCGCCTTCGCCCTGGCCGCGCTCGTCGTCTACCTGCTGCTCGCCGGCGTCACGTCGGCCGCGTTGTGGCTGTCCGAGGTGCTGTCGCTCGACGCCTCGCCGTTCGGCTCCGTCCGCTGACGGCTCACACACTCACCGCTCGTCGCGTCCCCTTCGGTGGCTCCGGGGGACGCGGCGGGCGGTGCTCTTTGTCGTGCCCGCACGGGCTGCGCACATATACACACAAGGACGCAGACAGGCGCGTACGGACGCACATGGAGTCGGGTCGAAAAAGGCCTCTGACCTGCGGAAACGTCGATTCTCCGCATGGCCCGGAACCTACCCGAGCGGGTTCAAGTCCCGTCACTCACCCAACGATCCCCGCACGAATCTCGTG